AGGACAGCAATGGCGACTGGGAGAGACGTGAATACGATGCTAATGGCAACAAGACCTACTACGAGGACAGCGATGGCTATAAGAAAGGCAAAACTCAGAGCCAATCCTGCGCTGGTAAAGTCATCGAGGTTGACGGAATTAAATACAAACTAATGGAACTGTAATATAATATAGATATGAGCAGATACGACACACCACACTACACCCGATTATTCAGAGATGAAGCTAACACTGCACACGATGCCGCAGTGAAGAATAGAGACGAGAAGAAACATCTTCGTGATACTCTTACTGAGATAATGAAAGCCTTTAAGGGTGACTTAGTCTCGCAGGAGATGATTCTTGAGGTGGTTCACAAACAAGGTCACGATGGTCACCTTATTCGGAGATTGTGTAACACTCTAGAGGGTTAGAATAAGAACTCAGATATAATAATAGTATGGAAAAACAATACACTGCCACTATAGTCCGCTTCAACGATCAAGGTGAGAGGCTCGAGGAGGTTCAAGACTTCCCAAAAGATCGAGATGGTCTTCGCGATGCTTATAAGTTTGTTCAAGGCGCAGATGAATGGATCATCTGGTGCGGAGACGAGCTCGTAGATTACGCTAAATAGGAACCTCGATATAATAGTAATATGAAAGATAAGATTACACACGACGAATATCAAAAAGCATGGTTTGCCCTCCATGAAGGGATCATTACTGAAGAAGAATGGCGAGCGTTTTGTGATATTCTTTTCGCTCAAACTCTCGAAGAAAACAAGGACGTGATGGTTCGTCTTAAGAATTGCTAATTGGAACTCAGATATAATAATAGTATGGCAAATAATAACAACACAGTATCTTACCCTTATGCTTACGGTCTTCTAGATGGAGGTCTAAAGCACTTCGCTGAAACGTTCGAGACAAATGCTCGGATGAAAGGCTTTGACATTGACCCAGAGCTTATGCAATATATGAAAGAGGAGCTTAAGAAGCTATCTGATAAGGCCCACGACAAGGGCGTTGCGCATAACAAAGAATATGGATTTTAATTAGTGTGTGTTGTGACTGCTGAGCATCAGGATAAACTGCTCATTCACTTTATGATTGATAAACGGACAGAAAAACAAATCAAGAGGCTCTTCTCGGTGGTAGTAGACGACTCACTCATGGATGCTGACTTTGAATATGTCCAAGCAGCTATTGCTTGCGTTCGTAAAGAGTGTGATCAAGTTGAAGAATACATGAAGGAGATGGATAGACTTGCTGATGAAGATTCTATATCTAACACTAAGGCTAGCAACCCTTGATCAAGATCTTTAAATAGGAACTCTGATATAATAGTAGTATGGAAAATAACAACACACAAGAAGAAGTAAAAGAGACATTAACCATCGGCGAGCTTTGCAATGCCATCGATGTTGTAATAAAGGCAAGCCGTGAAGAGGCTACTAAACGAGCAGTCATTGCATTGCTCAGTGATAAATTTAATCCAGAGATGGTATCTATGATCGGCACGGTCAATGATAACTATAATGATACTCTAGAGGATATGCGAAGGGCATTTGGAATTTAATTAGTGTGTGTTGTTGTGGAGGGTCTAGTTCGAGAGAGCTAGGCCCTTTTTTTGTCTGCTGACCACCCCTCTGCGCAGAGAGGTACCCCGCTCAGAGAAGTTAACGTGCGAATTTTCCTATATATAGAGCGGGGAATAAACAAAGGTAATATACCATGCCAACTAAAATTTTATGCGCGCGGGAAAATACTATATAACCCCCGGGCTTTTCTATATCAGGAACCCACCCTTGTAGAGGGTATTAATTTACCATACAATAATAAACTCTGAATTCGGTACTTGTAAAAATAACTCAATATCTGGGTCAACACCTGGAATAGTCTTGCAAGAGGTTAGTAATATAGAAAGCAGTATTGAGATTATCAGAGTTCTCATATACGATATTTATAAATTCCATAGTTACTATATTACTGGGGTAACCAGGTATAATAGAAATTTGGTTATTATATAAGTCGACAATAATCAGCGACTTACTTGTATGCGGGAAATCAGCGCGACTGTTCTCTCGCGCTCTCGCGCGCTTTGTTTCAAGTTGCCGAATTTAATAAATAATTAAAATGGAAAATCTAAAAAAACTATCTAAGGATGAACTCGAGGAGCTTGGTCGTAAATATGATATCGAGCTCGATCGACGTTTATTAAAATCTAAAATGGTAAAACAGCTTAAAAAGCATATCGAATCGTTAGATAAAGATTCGCTTGAAGAGCTAGCTCGAGAAGAAGGTGTAGAGCTTGATAAGAGATTAGCTAAAGAAAAGCTAGTACAACAAGTTGCTAAGATAGGCGAGGTTAAGAACCCTGTTAGTACTTTAACTCTTGAAGAAAAAAGAGCAAAACTGCGCGGATTAAACTTCTAAACGATTAAATAATTACATGGCACTCGGAGACAATACAGCATTTTTTAACGAAACAACCTTCTTATTAGGAGACGAACAATCTGGTACCACTGGTATTTCAGGTATCGATATTACAGCAGTCGGTGGAGGTGCAATCGACTCTCCAGCAGCTAAAGTATTATTTACTGAGAAAGAAGCTTTAGTAGGTGAAGCAGGACCCTTTACAGCATTAATTAATGATGATGTTAGAGACCTTTCATTTGAAGTTTCTTTCTTTGAAAGATATGTTGGTGAAACAATTTCAGTTATTACAGCCGATAGATTAGCAATTCAAGGAACACTTACACAAGCTACTACAGGTGGTGAAATTGTTGCATTATCTGCTAAAGGTAATAATTCTGTTGGACCTACATTAAGAAGACTTTATAATTTAGGTTACGTTTAAATGTATGGGTATAAAATCTTATACTGATCAGGGTACATTTACAAATACTCTAAGTATAAATGGTTTTAATGTATCCGCTTTGACGCTTGGTCTACCTCTACCAAGTCAACAGAAATCATCTATACTATTTAACGGTGATAAAAGCACTGAGGTAGGTATAACATCAGCTGCAAGTGTAATATGGGATGGTGGTCAATACATAATTTTTGTGGATGTAGGTTACGTGGGTAAGGAATTTGCAATTATAGATGAAAATAGATTAGCAGCTAGATTTACATTAGAATTTATAGTATTATCATCTGGTAATATAGCTGACCAAACAATTACTTCAATAGGTAATAATAGTGTAGGGCCTGAGATACGTAGATTATACAATCTTGGTTATATTTAAGAATTAATTTATATCCTTAATATTAAGGTGTTTCCGGAAAGGTGACACCTTTTTTATGGGAACTGTGATATAATATATGTATTATATGATTACTATTAAACTAAATTGCAGTAAAAGTATTAGAGAGAAGTTCAAAAAGTATAATATTAGTAAGTATAAATTAGAGAATTTCCTGAATTACCATACTAATAATTTGAAAAATACCAGAAAATGGTGGCATTATGATATAGATGTAAAAGGTATTAAAGGTGTTGATTCGCAATACTTTTGGGATGAAGATGAGATAGAAATAGCTTTGAATTGTAGCGATTGTAAAACTTTAAAACAACGCCGTATATTCTTTTTATCTAGTCTAGTGCATGAATATAGACATTGGGTGCAGTGTAAAATTGAGAATGTATCTGGTAAAAAACTAAATTATAGTGAGGAAGACGTTAATGATAGGACTGATAAGTATACTCAAAATGTATATGAACTAGAGTGTGTTGAATGGGAAGATCTAGTTGAAAAGTTTAATAATTTTATTTAATTTTATCTAAAGGCCATAGTCGAGCTTTCATATACTCGATATCTTTTTTTATCTCAGCAATATCAACTTCCATTTCTTTCATTGAATCAGTTATGATAATATTACCATTCGGTGTAATCATATTGCTAATTAATTTTTCAATTTTTGATACTATAGGTAATATTTCTCTTATTTCTTTTTGATTTGTTTGAGCCATAAATCGTAAGGTTTGTGCTTCTGTTTCTAAGCTTTCAATTTTTAAACTAATTATTTGTTGATCTTTTATATATACTTCTTGAGAGACATAATTACTATTCAACCATAAAGCAGATAAAGCACCTAGTGCTGCTAAGAAAAAAGTAGCAAAATTAATATTTTCCAAAAAGGAGCGAAAGGAAGTAATAGACTTTTCCATTTTAATATATTTATTAAATTTTTTTATATTAAATAATAATAATGAGTGATCAATCAAAAATTTTTAATCTTTATGAAAGTAATTTAAATCAATCAGCTATAGGTCATATGCAACAGAGAGACTCAAATGGTAATTTAAAATATAGACCTGGGGAAGCATCTCCAGGCCAGTCTTACCGTAAATATGGTATACCAACTGTAAGCAGTGTAAAAATTAAAGGCTCACCATATACACCTAATGGTATAAGTGATGAAGAAATAGAAATTGAAGGGTATGGTATGATTGACAGTAGTCAAGCAGGTAAATTATTAGAAAGACTAAAGAATGATATACATGATTTAGTTGATAAAAATGTAACCGGTTTTATATTAAAAAGTAAAATAGATCTTTACGTATCAGTTATAGATCAAATGAAGAAAAAAGGCTTGATTTCTTAAAGTTATATACTATAATTAGTATGTGGGAGATATACTAAAACTAGACTGGGATAATATAGATTTTTTAATTAATTGTATAGCGGATCAAATACAACATAGACGTATTAAATTTGATAGTGTAATTGCTTTAGGTAGAGGTGGTCTTATACCAGGTGCAGCTTTAAGTTATAAACTAGGTATATTAGACCTACAAAACTTAGGTATTAGTACAAGAGAAGACGATGGAAAGTTTATCGATACACTAGTATATCAAAAACCTGAAAAGATTAATAAAAAGGCAAAAATATTAATAGTTGATGATATTAATGATAGTGGTAAGACCTTTACGATAGTAAGATCAATATTACAATCTCAATATAATATTGACTGCGGAGATGTTTATTTTACCAGTTTAATAAAGAGAAATGGTACAGAATTTGAAGATTCAAACACTATTTCTGGTAATACTGTATATACTACCAGTTGGTTACAGTTTCCCTGGGATAAATAATTAAGTGAGAGCTAGACCATTTTATTTCGAAATTAAAGATATGCTTACGCAGTTTGTTGCTGCGTTCGATGATATCGTCATTGGTAGATTTAATAAAGAAAGGAAAGAAAAAGATAAAATAAATGTTAGGTATGTATATGCTCCTAAACAAAGAGTTCTTTATGATATCATAAATGAAAATAAAACCCTTACATTACCAGTTGTATCGGTTAATGTTACAAATATATCTAGAGATCAAAATAGAGTTTTTAATAAATTAGATGGATTTTATTATCAAGGTAATGTAGGTGAAGAAAAGGTATCTCGGCATATTAAGTCACCTGTACCGGTCAATGTATCGTTATCAGTTTCTGTATTAACTAGATATCAAACTGATATGGATCAAATTTTAAGTAATTTTGTACCTTTCTGCAATCCATATGTAATTATTTCATGGAAAGTACCAGAGGCATTTAATTTAAGCGTAGATCAAGAAATAAGAAGTGAAGTTTTATGGGATGGTAATATTGGTATGAAATACCCTACTGAGTTAAATGCAAGTCAGAAAGCAAGAGTTACCGCTGATACAACATTTACAATTAAAGGTTGGTTATTTAAAGATACAGATGATCCATCTGGTAACATATTTTTTATTGATCAAAACTTTCACACAGAAACAGAATTAGAATATTATGATAATTTTGAGTCTTTATCAGGTAATACCTATACATACCCAGTATCGACAGGTTTAGATGATAGAATTAAAACCTTTGAATTATCTGGTTCACCATTTATTACAGATATATTTTATAATGGTGTATTACTTCAAGATGATTTAACCATCTCACCAAATACATCTGGTAATATTATTTTAAATGGTTATGGTTTTACACATACTGAAACGGTTTTATTTAGTACTAATAATGATACAGTTTATACAAATTTAACTTCCGTATCTGGTTTTAGTAGACAAGAACCTGTTTCAGGTCAATCAATACCATTTACAGTTCTAAATGATAATACAATAATTTTTAACAGTCCATCTATTACATCAGGTAAATTGAGATTTATACCTCTAAATAAAGCAGGTTATGATTTTTCAGATTTATCATATATGAGTACTTTATGTGGGAGAGGTTTAAGTAGTACGTTTATTATAGTAGAATAAGTATTAAATAATAATAATGGCCGACCAACAAAATAGCTCAGGACAATCTGGTTTTTTAAAGAATTTAGTAAATAAATTACCATATCAATCTGTAGATTTCAATAAAGTACTTGGAGATCTAAATCCGAAATATAATACGTTTGAAGAGACGGGTATGAGAAGAGTTGAAGCTTTGGCTAAAAACTCCATTTTTTACAATAACGATTTTAATAATACTGGTAGTGGTCAAATCGCTATCGATGGTAATTATAACTCTTTAGTTTATGCTAATGTAGAAGAAAATAAAGGTGGTAGGTTAAGAGACTATCGTATAATGGCAGCTTTTTCTGAGATCAGTGATGCATTAGATGAAATTTGCGATGAATGTATTAATAAAGATGAAAATGGTAATATAATTAATCTTAAATTTAGAAATACTGAATTAGATCAAACGAAGCAGCAAGAAATAAAAGATGAATTTGAAAAATATATTGATTATTTTGATTTAGAAAAGAAAGGTTTTGAGTATTTTAGACAAATATTAATTGAAGGTGAGCTTTATTTTGAACATATTATACATAAAGGTTATACTGATGATGGTATACTTGGAGCGGTTATTTTACCAAGTGATTTAATTGATCCTATATATGATAATATACAAAATATGATCATCAAAGGTTATATTTTACGTAAACCTATATTTGACCCTAATAAACCGGAAAAAATTGAAAAGTTTGATTTCATTCCAATGGATGAAAATCAAATATCATATATAAACTCTGGTATTTGGAATCAAGATAAAACTTTTAGATTACCTTTTATTGAAAATGCTAGAAGAGCATATAGGCAACTTTCGTTAGTAGAAGATGCTATAGTAATATATAGACTAGTTCGTGCACCGGAACGTTTAGTTTTTAATGTTGATGTTGGTAATATGGCACCACCAAAGGCTGAAGCATATCTTAGAAAGCTTATTCAAGAATATTGGAGTAAAAAGACTTTTGATTCAAATCAATCTGGTCAAGTTCAAAAGTTTAACCCGCAATCTATGCTTGATAGCTTCTGGTTTGCTAAAAGACAAGGTTCGGATGGTACATCAGTTACTCAGCTAGCCGGTGGTGCTAATTTAGGTGAGTTAGCTGACTTAATGTATTTCGTTAACAAACTTTATAAAGCATTAAAAGTACCAACAAATAGATTAAACCCTGACAGTCAATTCAGTGATGGTGAATCTATTTTAAGAGAAGAGCTTAAATTTGCAAAATTTATTATTCGTATGCAGCAGCAATTTGCAGCTGGTCTTAAAAATGGATTTGTAACACACCTTAAACTTAGAGGTTTATTCAACGAATATGATCTTAAAGCTCAAAACTTACATTTAGAGTTTAATGTACCAACTAATTTTTATGAACTTAGAGAAAGTCAAAAATTAGAATTAAAAGCAACTAACTTTAATAGCTTAGCTAGTAATGAATTTGTTTCAAATACATATGCACAAAAACGATACCTTGGGTGGAATGATGTCGATGTTAAGGCAAATAGAGAGTTCTTACGTAAAGATGCTGAATTCCAATGGGAGTTGCAACAAATCGGTGCTGGTGGTCCTAACTGGAGAGACGATTTAGAGCAAGCTGCAGCACCTGGTGGTGAAATGGAAGGTATACCAGCTGGTGATATTAGTGCTGATACACCGCCTGATTTCGGAGGTGGTCTAGCTGATGTAGCTCCTGAAGCTGGTGATGAACCTGAAGCTACAGCACCTGACGAGGTACCTGAAGTTTAAATAATTAAATTAATATGTATGTGTAGTAAGTGTACTAGATATTAGATTATTAGTAGTACCATCACCACAATCAATCTGAATTAATTCAGAAAATGTCTATTTATTTAATCTAGAGAAACTTCTAAACCTAAACCTATAGTTGCTCCATAACCCAATATATTATTATCTTCCAAACCTATATAGGTTGCATCGATAGGTTCAGGTTCAGGTTCAATACCTAGCTCAATACCTGAGCTTTCAAATGTTAGTTTATTTTTATTAGGTATGAGTGGTATCATTAGAACTGATTTAAATTACTGAAATAAGCAGATCTAAAATAAACTAATCCTGAATTAGCTCCTGTTTTAGCACTTACTTCATTTGTGTTCGTTATACCTCTTAAAACCATACTTTCATTATCTTCTAATAGAAATCTCCTATCATCTGTTACCAAATTATTATCATATATATAAAGATTCTCTCCAGTTTTATTCGAAATCAAAATTTCACTAGCTTGCAAGCTTGATAAAGCAGCAAGAGAAGTGTCAATAGTCATATTAAAAGAGTAAGATTTATTTTTGTTGACGAAAGGCATATAATTATTTATTAAATAATTGTATGTTAAAATGTGAAATAGCTCCAATATCTGGATTTCAAAGTACAAATCTCAATTCAAAAGTAGATAATTTTAATAGACTTAGTGATAGAATATTAAGAACCTTAGGTTATCCGTTTATAAATGTCGAAATACATAGAGATCAATTATATGAAAATATTAGTTTAGCTGTAGAATATTTTAGTAAGTTTGCTGGCTATACAAAAGAGTATCTTATTTTTGATAGTAACTTATATAAAAAAGATTTTGGTATAAGATTAGACGATTTGTTTACACTTCAAAATAGTGACACTTATAAAGAGCAAAAAGATTTAAACACCCCTAATAAAGACTTTACTAAAGAAATTGATAATTCCGAAACAGTATATACTTCTACTTCAGATATACCCGGTTCATTGTTTAGTTCTATCTCTAGTTTATCATCAGCTTTAGAGAATGGTATATCAGCAAATAACATCTTTACTGAAGATTTTTATGATGAGATTGTTAATGAAGTACCATCAGTTAGTTCATTATTTGTACCTCAAGTAAAGAATAATTTTACAAGAAAAGGTAGTGTAGTTGGTAATGGTGAAAACTTTATTAATAGTTTTGATTATGATTTGATGGATTACCGTAAGGTGATGGCTGTTACCGATTTTGAAGAAGGTTCATCAACTGGTATTAATACTTTGTTTACGATTGAACAAACATTAGCACAGCAAACATATTTTAGTTACGCTATGGGTAACTACGGATTTGATTTAATTAGTTGGTATACCTTAAAAAATTGGCTTGAAACAAGAGAAAAAATGTTAGCTACAAAACGTTCATATAGTTTTGATGAACGTACGCAAATTTTAAGAATGTACCCACAACCAAACGCTAGCAGTAGTAACGTACGATTTTACGGGGTTGTATCGTGTTATGTCGAGAGACCTATTAGAGATATATTAAAAGAGCTTTGGGTATATCAATATTCATTAGCATTAACTAAAATGGCAGTTGCTAATATAAGAGGTAAGTATGGTAATGTAACTCTATTTGGTGGTGGTAGTTTAAATTCTACGGATCTTATGACGCAAGGTTTAGCAGAAAAAGCAGCTTTAGAAGAACAATTAATGACTGGATCTGCACCAGGTCAAGGCGATGCCGACCCACCATTATTCTTTGTTGGATAAAAAATAACTATTTGGCATCAAAAACTTCAATAAGTTTTTGTATAACTATACTTGCATCTTGAATATCTATTACTTCAGTGGTTGTAGATGTCGATGTTGATGAAATATCTTTTTCTGTTTCATAATCACCGTAGACATCTTCATCTTCGGTAAAAGTTAAATCTAATTCATCAGTTTTATCATCATCTATAACCTGGGTAATAGGTTGTGTGCAGCCAATATCAGTTAAGATAACACTTAACAATTGATTTGTATAGCTTTCTTCTTTAGCTCTACCAACAAAATCAATTATTTCAGATTGTGTAAATTTACCTTTTAATGATGTAATTGGTGATGAAAAACTACCATAACACATTAAAGTTAAATACTTAATAGTTATATCAGCAGAGTCTTTTATAAGATAATAGGCACCTTTTTTAATAATAGTAACCCCTGTATCAGGTTTTTCAGATGCTATTTTAGCTGGTCGCATTAAATTTCTCTGTCTTATTTCACTATTACTAATGATTTTTTCTTCAAATGTCATAACTATATTTATAAAATTAATATGAAAAAAAATAAAAGATTTAGACAAGGTATTTTTAAACCAATTAATTCTAAAAAATATATAGGTAAAGGTGACCCTGTTTATAGGTCAGGTTGGGAACTAAAATTTTTTAGATGGGCTGATTTAAATGAAAATATACTAGCATGGGGGAGTGAAAATATTATTATACCATATGTTAACCCTTTAGATGGTAAAGTTCATAGATATTTTGTAGATAATTTTATCGTTTTTAAAGGTAAAGATGGTGTTAATAATAAATTTTTAATTGAAATAAAGCCTAGTAAACAAACTCAACGTCCAGTAAAGACAAAATATAAAAAACAAAAAACTATTTTATATGAACAAAAAATGTATATACAAAATACTGCAAAATGGGAAGCTGCTAATAAATGGGCAAAGAAAAAAGGTTATAAGTTTTTAATAATTACAGAAAAAGAATTGAATATAAAGTAAATAAATCGTTGTTTCTCTTTAAAAAGTTTTAACATTGTATAAATAATTAATACATGAGTTTAAATCTTATAGTTGAAACACCGGCTCCAAAAGAGGAATTTGAATATATTGTCGAAGAAGGTAATTCAAAAGGTAAACAAAACTTCTTTATTAAAGGTCCATATATGATGGCAGAAGGGGTAAATCGTAATAAACGTATCTACCCATTAGAAGAAATGGTACGTGAAACAAAACGTTACCAACAAGATATGGTAAGTTCAGGTAGAGCAATGGGTGAGTTAAATCACCCAACCACAGCTGATGTTGATCTTGAAAGAGCATGTCATTTAGTTACAGAGTTATCTCAAGACGGAAATGTATTTTACGGTAAAAGTAAAGTATTATCAACACCAACAGGTATGATAGTTAGAAGTCTAATTAATGATGGTGTAAGAGTTGGTATGAGTTCAAGAGCTCTTGGTCAACTTATACCTGAATCTGGGTCAGATGGTATTAATAGGGTTAAAGATTTTAAATTAGTAGCTATTGATTGTGTTGCAGATCCATCTTTTCCAAAAGCTTTCGTAAATGGTATCTTGGAAAGTAAGCAATACGTAGTAAATAAATATGGACAGTTCGAAGAAATGTATGATAACTTTGAAAATAATATTTCTACTATGCCTTTAAAAAATAGAGATCAATTTTTAAAAGATAATATCATCAAATTCTTAAGAAGCCTTTAATAATATGAAAGAAGTTAAAACAAATTTAAAGAATTTTATTAGTAATGTTATGAACCGTAACTATAAAAAAGCTAGTTCTGATTTATCTGACATTATTAACAAGAAAATGGAACAAAAGATATTAAATAATAATATAAATATATTTTAAATATGAACATTAAACAAATTTTATCTGAAGCAACAAACGGTGCACTTAATGAAGAAGTGTTATCAGAAATCGAAAACGTCTTTGAACAGAAGATAAACGATAAGGTTGAAGTCCACGTTGAAGCTGCTCTTAACGAACAAGATGAATTATATACAGAAAAGCTTAATGAACTAGTTCAAAAAATTGATGTAGATCATTCATCTAAACTTAAGTCAGTAGTTGAAGCTATTGACACTGACAGAGCTAATAAGTTAAAGATGGTTATTGAAAAATATGAAAGTGCTTTAGATAGTGAAGCAGAAGTATTTCAAACACAATTAATAGAAAGCATTTCTGATTATTTAGATGTTTATTTGGAAGAAAAAATTCCAGTTGAAAGTGTTCAAGAAGCTGTAAAGAACACAAAAGCTAAGAAAATTTTAGAGGGCTTAAGAAGCCATCTAGCAGTTGATAGTGCTTTAGAAAAAGAAAGCATTAAAGAGGCCATTATGGATGGTCACAGTCAAATTAATGAAGCTTCACAAAAGCTTGAGTCTGTTGCAGAAGAAAATGCAGTTTTAAAGGAAGAGTTAAATACAGTTAAAGCTGGTTTAGTTCTCGAACAAAAAACTGCTGGTCTTGATAAGAGAACAAAGCAATATGTAGATAGAGTTATGAAAGGTAAGGACGCTGAGTTCATTGCTGAAAACTTTGATTACACATTGAAGCTCTTTAAGAAGAAAGAAGGCGACAGGCTCGAGACATTGAAAGAAGAAGCTTTAAGTACAAGAGAAGATGTAGATAGAGTAATTTACGAAGATACTAAACAAGAGATTGTTGAAGAAAAAGTATCATCACCTTACTTATCAGAGCTATCAAAGTACTAGAATTTACCTATATTGTTTAGGCATTCCTGAGTTTCCTGGTTTTTTAAAACCTTGGGGTCGAATATAAAGGAAAAATACAATTATGAATACAATTAGACCTACACAGGCTTATATCGATGAAAATCGCGCTGCACAACTTCTAGAAAAGTGGGCTCCAGTATTGGATTACACTTCTAAAAGTGTTGCAGCAATTGAAGACAGTCACACTCGTTTAAACACAGCTATGCTACTTGAAAATCAAGAGGCATGGTGTTTGAAAGAAGCTGGACCTAACTACGTTGGCGACGGTAACGTTGCTGGTCGTGATGGTTCACTCGGTAATGCTGCTTCGATTGGAGCTGCTGGTAATGTAGCTGGTACTCCAGGTACAGACTCGTACGCTTCAGGTGACTATCGTTTGCCAAAGATCTTAATTCCAATGATTAGACGTACTTTTCCCGAGTTAATTACAAATGAAATCGTTGGTGTTCAACCAATGGCTGGTCCAGTTGGCCTTGCATTTGCTCTTCGTTATCGTTACTCAGGTGAAACACTTGGTAATGGCATCGATGGTCAGTCAGCAGCAGGTAATTCACCTGCAGGTCAAGGTGGTGTCTTAGCTGGTGCTGCTGGTAAAGAAGCTGGCTATCAAGAGCTTAAAACAGCTTACACTGGTACATCTGCTGGATTCCTCTCTGGTAACACAGAGTTTGGTGCATTCAATGAAGCAGATAATGGTGTTGCAGCTCTTCTTAGAAACTTCGAAGTAACTGGTAACATCCCTACAATGGAAGTCTCTTTCGAGAAGACTGCTGTTGAAGCTGGTACTAGACGCTTAGGCGCTCGCTGGTCAGTTGAACTTGAACAAGATCTCAAAAACATGAATGGTATCGATATCGATACTGAATTGACAAACGCTATGTCGTATGAAATTCAGGCTGAAATCGACCGTGAAATGCTTATGAGAATGATTCAAGTTTCTCTTAACGCTGGTGCAGGAACAGGATTCTCCACTTGGAGCCCTGCTTCTGCTGATGGCCGTTGGTTAGTAGAACGTAACCGCGACTTCTATCAAAGATTAATCGTAGAAGCTAACAGAATCGCTGTGAGAAATCGCCGTGGAGCTGCTAACTTCATCGTAGCTACACCACGTGTATGCGCTATCTTGGAAATGCTCCCTGAATTCCAGTGGGTACCAGTACAAGGTAATGTTAATACACAACCAGTTGGTGTTGCTAAGATCGGTAATCTTGGTGGTCGCTTCAATGTTTACAGAGACACTCGTACGGAAGGTCAATTTATCGGTAACGATCTATCGGCTGCTCCTTCGACTGCACCTGAATATGCATTGCTTGGTTACAAGGGTCCAGAGTTTTACGACACTGGTATCATCTACTGCCCATACATTCCAGTTATGGTTCAGAGAACAATTGGTCCTAATGACTTCGCACCACGCGTAGGCTTGCTTACACGTTATGGTGTCGTAGACAATATCTTCGGAGCAAATCTCTATTACCACGTTATCATTGTAACAGGACTCGGTGAAGCGTTTACACCAGGTACAAACTCGGTGTTTTTCGGTTAATACGTCCTTTTATTAGATTAAACACTTCAAGACCTGGTTCAGAAATGAACCAGGTCTTTTTTTGTTTAATAATAAAACGTCATAAAATAAGCGTAGTATGCTAAAAAACATAATACACCCTATATCATAAAAACATCCACTATTGCTTCGAAGTTTTAATATGAACTGCTTCCGGATCAATTAGATTAGCAGCATACTTCTCAATAAGATCTTGACTTGAAGCTCTTACAGGGTTAATATCAATACCACCTCTACGAGCATATAAACACATTACTAATAGTTCAGAAGGATCAAAAGCATCTTTCAATCTTTTATAAAAACATTCACAGATCTCTTCATGAAAATGACACTCATCTCTATATGATACAACATAGTTCTTAATACTATGAGCATCAATAGCAGTCTTTGATTTAATGTAGATAAATACATCTCCCCAATCCGGTTGAGAAGTAACGCGGCAATTACTTTTTAGTAGACCTGAATAAAACTTCTGCTCTAAATCTCTTTCACGAATAACACCTTCTAATAAACTAGGATCTTCAGTATATTGGGTATATACAAAATCTTTATCATCTTGAAGTAAATCTACATTATGGTAATCACCAATATCCCATTCACTATTAGGGCTATCAAATTTCTTATTAACGCGATCCCCATCTTGGAATTTAACTTGAACGTCAGTCTGTAATAATCTACTCAGATCTTTACTTGCAGTATCTTGGAATGCAACTACAGCTTTATCTTTATCAGCAGCCATTTTAGTCATATTAAAAGAATTAAAGTATAATTTAATACTCTTACTTTCAACTATATACTTACTACTGCATGGATATACACACTTCATAACACCAGTTACAGGTCGTCCATTATCTAGAAGGAATGAACATTCATAAGCATTCCACGTATCAGATCCTACGAAAGGTAAATCGTCATCGAATATATTTAAATATACTCGATTATTACTCCTAGGTTCTCTTACAAGCAATCCAGAATCATACGTGCTCTTGTATTGCGACGTTTGACCTAAATGCTTACTAATTCTACTATTATCTAATTCTTTATTTGCCATAATTATCTACTATATTATAAATTGTTTTCATACGATTATCAACTGATCCATTCAATCTAATTACGTTTATTTTATAATGATCAATTGCTTCTTCAAATAAGTTAACTATTATATCACGAAACTCTTTATCTCCGCTTCGCTCTCCATCATCTACTAAGGGTATATCAGGTTCTGTATAAAGTATAATATCTAATTCACCAATCAATTTCTTAAAGAGATACTCACTATAATTATACATCTCAATAGGTATTTTCTTCATATAATATTGATATGTAGTATATACAAATCCATCTAAAATGCATCTATCTAACACTGCATCCTTACCTTTAAAATCAAAATAATTATATAAATGACTATTGACTGTTATTAACTGAGTAAATTCATCACCAGACTCATTGATATTAAGTTTATATTTATTTTTTAAACCTCTAGTTATTTCCGGTACAAAATTAAACTTACGAAATCTTTCTTCAGTTTGCATTTTAGCAAGTAAAGTGGACTTACCTGTACTTTGAGCTCCTGTAAATGTTATAATCATACGTATAAAATATCTTTAAAGCAATAAACGTTATGTTCAATATCTTCCCACTGTGTATCTGTAACTTCATGGTCAATTAAATCAGCTAACATGATAGAAGGTTTTTCATTTAATCCTAGGTTACCAGTATATCGGAGTTCCTTAATACCAGCAACAACAGGGTTTGAAGTATCGACAGATCTAATTGAATGATCGCCTATGTAATTTTTAAATTCTTTAGCTAAAGAACAACCTAATAGATGGTGAGGTTTTTGACTATTCCATACCCCATCATTTTTTAATTGTTCAATTAGTCTACGACGACCATCACACCATCTTTCAAGTTTTGTTTTACCTTTACCAGTAACTATATAATAACTAAAATCAAAACTAATTGCAATATAATCAGCATTTTCTGACATATAATTATAACAATCTACTATTTCATCGTACGTCTTGCCTTGAACTGCTCCTATCTTTAACCCGGGTAGCTTTGTATACTTAGTAGTAAATTCATGGAAACTTTTAATAGTTGCATAACCGTCTTCCAAGACATCAGGTACAATATAATAAGAAGGTTTTAACTCTTTAACATACTTTGCAAACTTACCAGGTTCAAATGATTCACCTAGTTCAAAAATACTATTATCTAAAAGAACCTCTCTTCCTTTTTTTACACTGTCTTTAAAGTATTCATAATACTTTGGGTGAGTTTCAAATAAATGAACTAAAGCATAATCATAATCATTATACTGTTGTGATTTATCTAAAATACTAATTGGACTTTCATGTGATATTAACATAATATCAATTATATACACAGAAAGAGGTATATCAAGTAAATAATTATATGGCATTCGGACTTAATATAAATTTTGGAGGAATAATAGGAAACCTAACGAAAGGGTTAAAAAATATTGCTACTTCAAAGATCCAAAATTTGAGCAGTATGGTAAAAACTTCTTTAATTAATACAGCAAATAATGCACTTGGTTTTGACATACAAAGTATTATAGGAACTAGTTTAAATCTAAGTTTATCAAATATTACCGGTCAATTAAATTTTTCTAATCTACTGAAAAATATACCTTTCCCGAATTTAAGCAGTATGAGCTTAAATGCACTTTGGGGTGCTATCGATGAGAATATTGGTAATAATATAAATGCTTTTACAAAAAACTTATCTAATGTGTATAAAAAAATAAATTTAGATGACTTGAATTTAACGAGTAAAATAAATGGTGTAATTGATAGTCAGTTAGATAATATTAGTAATGAAATTGATGCCGGTATTATTGCTGGTAAAAGTTCATTAGATGTTTTAGGAAGTTTAAATAATCTTTCAAATAAACAAATTAGAGATTTTTCTTTTAATCCTGACTTACAATTAGATTTTGTTAATGGTTTGGTGAAACAACAACAAGATAAAATCTTTGATTTATCGTTCAATGGTATAACTGAATCTACTGTTTTTGATAATCAAATATCAGGTTTAACTGAAAATAATATAGATAGCTTTATTGATGGAGATACGTCTAATCTAGATTTTTCGTTTAATAGTGATAAATTAATAGATAATGTTAGTATCAATTCTGAAAATATCGACTTACAAACAACACAAATTAACAATATCGTTCAAGATAAACGACCGGTTGCAAGAAAGATAAATTTGGAAAGATATAATAAAGAAAATGAAACTTTAGAATATTTAAAAGCATTGGAAATTTAATTAATGAATAATAACGAAAAAGAATTTAATAGTATGTATTTGGGCATAGTAGTTCAAAATAATGACCCTCAAAAAAGAGGTAGGGTAAAAGTATTTGTACCGCACCTATCACCAACTGTATACGAAAATTGGGTAGAGGGTAATACAGATAAATTTTTTCAATCAATCGATGGTCAGCTGCAACCTATAATGGCTAAATTAAAAACCATATTACCGTGGGCTGAAGTTAGCTGTCCTCTAACTAGTGAAAACACTTCTAAACGATATAATAATTATACTAATAAAGCAACTGTATCTGATACTAATTCATTTACAAATTTAAGTGCAGACGGGTCGACATCGAGTGGTGAAATTTACGATCAAAGTAATTTTAGACTTAGTGATGCTTTTAGTGATAATAGTAACAATGTTAATAATATAAACCCATATTCTTTTAATTATAAACCTAATACGTATTCAAATAAAGCAAAAGGTTCATTCGGTATACCAAGTGTAGGTTCACACGTTTATGTATTTTTTAGAGACGGTAATACACAATTTCCTGTAATTATAGGTACATCATTCGGTAAAGAAGATTGGCAAGGCATATACGATAATGAAGTAGATTACCCAGGTAAGTTTGAAAATTATGATAGTGGTTCTACTGAAGAAGATTATAATGTAAAAACGTATAGGAACAAATACGTATTAAATCAAAAAGGTGGAACTTTTGAAATAAACAATACCGATCACAATGAAAAGATTAAACTAACACACTATTCAGGGTCATTTAAAGAATTAAACAACAATACTAATTCGGAACTCGCTACTAAAAATAATCAAAAGTTAGTTATTAATGATGAGTTTAATACAGTTAAAGGGTTTAAAAATGAATTTACTGGCAAGAATTATGATGAGGTAATTTTAAGGGATAAGTATAAAAAAATTGGTAACTTAAATGAGGCATTCTTTGATGAGTGGAAACAAGCATACGGGGTTATTCAAGATAAGAAACAATTGTTTGATATCAAAAGAACAAATGATAATAATATTAAATCTAATGGTGATATCATATTAAAGCTTAATAGTATTCAGCAAAATAGAATAGGTTCATTTGCAACTTTCCCAGTAACAGATTCTAATCGATACTTAGCTTTAAATAATTCCAATACTTTTGAGAATTCAGAATTTTACCATGGTACAGGTTTAAATATTTCAGGTGCTTTGCAAGGCGGAGGTATACCAGTTTATGACGATAATTTAAAAACTCTACAAGATGGTACTAATCCTAAATCACCTGCTGGTTTAAAAGTTGGAACCACCGACGAAGATTGGCCATCAGAGTCTGGTAAATCTTTCGTTAATGGTAATGGTAAAAGCCCGTCAACTCAAGATGGTAGTTGGGACTCAGAAGATAAAACTTTAAGTGATGATATTTTAAAAATTCAAGCTGACTTAATGATCAAGGAAAGAGATTTTGGTCTCGGTGGAAGTGAAATAATTGAAATCAGTAAAAATAAATTAGAAAATATCGGTACTGTAATGAACGATTATGGTAGTGTGAGATTTGACCCTATCGGTAAATTAGTTAATAACGAAGTTCTTGTAAGTAGTAATGCTACTTACGTTAATAGTGATTCTGGACCATTACTTGAATATGTTGATGTTCAAGACCTACCAGGCGGCACTTATAATTTAAACGTTAATAATAGGTATAATGTTATGGTAGGTGCTGGTGGTATTAATTTAAAATCATACGGACCAACTAATATATCAGGTAGTATAACTAACGTAGCAGGTCAACAAGTCAACATTGGTTCAGAAAATGAAGTAAACATTGACGGTAAAGTTGTTAATATAAGTGCAGAAATTTTAAGGTTGCGTAATAAAAGACAAAGACAGGTTTTAATAGATAGTAGTTTAGGTGTTAATAATAATGTCGTTATAGGTGGTGGTTTATCTGTTGAAGGTGAAGCATTTTTACAACATGTTACCGCTCCAGCTGAAACACAAGTAACTAATACGACCCAAGCTTTAGGTCAGACAGTTCCTGGAGTAGCTATTGGTTGGGCAACAGTACCAGGTGGTGGTTCATACGGTGGTTCCATCATAACAGTTTTCGGTGGTAATATTGCTAATACCCCAGCTACACCTGATTCTATTACGACATATCCACATACACATACGTTTAATAATATACCACTTACATTAACTGATACAAATGAAAGTACTCGTAATTCAGCTAAAAATCAAGGCATTAATAGTGAAAATAGAGTTATTGCATCGCCTCAGTTTAATACATTAAAATCTGGAATTACTATAGATGCTACGTATGCAGAATCTTTATCTGGTGTAGCTGGTGTAGGTACTGAAGAAGAATAACAATAGTTATACCCCATATTAAATATTATAGAAGATGATTAAATTTACAGAATATGTAGTTAATAATAGTATAACTAATACTTTATCTGATGATAAATTCGATGTCGATAAACCTTTTAACTTTATCGAGTATCTTAACTATGTGAAGGTTATTGATAATAATGATTTAGAAAATTTTAATCAATATAAAAAGTATTTAGAAAAATGGAAAAATACTGATTTCGAAAATAATAAAGATAATTCTCTAAATATAAAGGCAATTTATAAAAACTTTTTTAATGATTTAACATTAAAATATTCTACTCAGGAGCAGAGAAGATTTTTCAATACCATCGATTTAGATGATGATGATTCTCTTACTAAAATTATACCCTTTTACAGAGATAAAATTGTTGAAATATTAAACTATTATAGACAAAAAAGAAACACTTTTCAAAGAGAGTTGAGAGAGAAACAAAGTAAAGGAAGTAATTTAAGCGTTAAAGATCAGATTAGAAATAATATAGCTAACTTTTTTACTAGCCCTGATTATACCGGTGATGTGGTTTCTTTATCTTCTTTAAGAATTGACGTTGAATTAGGTTATGACACTTTTAATGATTATTTTGACGTAAATCCTGATACTGTTGATGTAAATGAAACATATATCACTAATGATATAAATACAAATGCATTCCTAGATATTGATAAAGCTTTGGTTCAAGTTTTAAATGATAATAATATTACTCTAACTGAACTTAACCCTTACAAACTAGTAGTTGAATTTAATGAAGTAAATACTTCACTATTGCAGCGAGACGATTTTATTGATTATAAAATTACTACTGATACCGATACATATAGAGTTTTATATGAAGCTGAGCTAGCCGAACATTTAGTAGGTACTGATTACTATTATCTAAGTACAACAGAAACGGATTACGTTTCTGGTAGATTGTTTGAAGCTAAAAATAAAGCCAAAAATTTCTTTAACATTAATTTTGCCTCAATCTTAGCTAAAGAAGTATACCCATCAGGTTTCGAAAGAGAAATAGGTTTATATTTCAACCCTACCAAATTTTCTATTTTAAGAGTTGATGGTGAGTATATAAGAAAAATAAAACCCGAATTAAAAGATAATTTTGTTTATGTGTTCCCTGACCCAAACCAATATGGTGATATAGTTAATTTAAGTAATACAAAAAGAGATAACCCTTTTAACTTCTATTTCGATAAAAGTAGTTATAAAAATATTTCATCTTCTTCTTCACGTACATGTGTAAAAGCTGATGAAAGAAATCACTATTTTCATTCTTATGAAACTGTTGAAAATAGAAGAATCAATATAACTAATAATGGTACTTTTACTGATTCGATAACTGATTTAACTAATTATGGTTCTATTGATAAAATCGAATCAGATATATATGGTAACGAATATATTCAATTTATAACTAATAAAGGGGTAATTAAAAATTCATCTGATATAACAGTTATACAAGATGCTGCATTTGAATCAGGTAATACTGTTGATATATCTGAAAATAGATATGGTAATGGTATTGAACAACTATCCGGTTTTAGTGATAAAGTAAATAGCTTTAAAAAAATATATATTAAAGATGTAGTTAATAAAAATTTAGTACCTTTATCAGCTTCTGATTTCAAAACTATTTACGATAAATTTAAATTTAATAACACTTTATATAATCAAATTATAAATTCAGATATATTAGATATTAATGTATATGATGATACATTTAGTTTTGATCTAAGCACATATTCAATTATCGATACATTTAAATATGATGGTAACTTTATTGAACAAGTTAACACACCTTTGATAATTAAAAGAGATGTGGTTAATCCAGACCTTTCCTTTATAACAAAAGATTGTCATGAAAATAATTCTATATATAAATTTAATATAAGCCTATCAGGTGAGAATCTATCTAGCAATAATACTTTTTATTATGAACTATATAGGTACGATACTAGTAAAAAAATTATAGATGAGATAAGCACCCGAAATACAGAACCATCTAGTTATTTTCTCGACACATTTAGTTTTAACTTTCTAGAAAGTTATGGTATTATATCTAATATAAAAGTATCGTTAACTAAAATTATAAATAGTGAATTAAACTACAATAGTTATGATAATTCATTTATTTTAACAACGACATTTTTAAGAAAAAATAATTCAATAGCAATTCATTATTTTAATTATAAAATTATCAATAATAAAGTTATACCGTTGAGTAATGATATGTTTACCAACTTTAACGATTCAGATATTTCAAGTGTAATAGAAGAAGTAACATCTATAGCGCAATTACCAGGTTCATTTAACTTTTTAACAGGTGGTAGTGATTTAATTATTCCTTCATTGTCGTTCCCTGTTGACAATTTTGATAGAACTATAACTTTTGCATATTCAGGTACAAAGAATATTAATTTTGATTTACAGAACATTGAACAATCTTCAAACGGATTAAGTCTTTATAGAGCAGATGTTGATTTCGGTGACGGGGATTCAGATACCTTTTATTCATCGTATCAAACAGATAACACTTTAAAGTTAGATAATTTTTCACATGTATACAATTCGTTTAGTAATTCAATTTCATCTTTAGGTAGTATAAAATTATATTATGAAAACGGTGGTATTACTACTTTATATTTAGAAGTTTATAAAATAATTGACGATATATCACCACTCGATTTAAAAGCATTTAATGGTCAAAAAACAAAACATGATGAATTTACTTTTAATTTAATCGATAAAAATAATACCCTATATAACTTTATTATTTTTGGTTCAGATGAAAAAAAAACTTATACTAATTTAAATTTTTTCAACCTTAAAAATCATATATCAAGTGATAATATTATATACAGCCCAGGTGCAGAAGATGCAGAAGATAATAAAGAATATAGAGGTAGAGAATATCAAAATTTTACTAACCAAAAAAGTAAAGAAAAGGATTTCGATAATATAACATTAAATTATACATTTTTTGATAGTGAATTTAAAATAGGTTCAAAAGATTTTACTGCATTTACAATGCCAGATAATCTATTCCCTTTTAGAAAAATTAATATTAATGATACAGGATTAGCTGGTAATGGTTCATTTGCTGCTAATAATCCTTACTTTAGTGATAAAGTCTTCAAACTTGCAGATAGTAATAGAAACAATCTACAGAATAGTTTTCTTGAAGATGAAGAATTTTTAGTTTTACAAAATGATGTAAGTTTATTTGTGCTACAAAGTGGTGATCTTTTAGGTTTCCAATCGATTAATGACTTACAACAAAATGACATTTTTGGTTCTTACTTATGTACATGGTTAAAAGGTGATGGTATTGAAGAAGGTATTTGGTATGATAGATATTATATTCCAAATGACGAATCATATACAATACCCTTTTCAGGTCAATCGAATATATTCAATAGTACAACTCAAGCTGCAGAATATTTTAAAAATAATGGATCTAGTTTAATATATTATGATTTAGTAAGCAATCTTACCTTTGAACCAAGTGCATCGTATGTATATCAACGGATTAATGATAAACAAATTAATGAATATATTGATAGTCAAAAAGATAGATTATTAAAAGATACATTTACAATTACTACATCTTCAGTTCAATTACAAAATATTGAAGAAATAAATCTTAATAATATAAAAGGTTTCGATAATTTAGATATACAATCAATACCTAATAGAGATTTTAATATAGGTTTTGAATTAGAATTAGATACATTATCATCGTTAAATTCTTTTCAATTATTTGGTAATTTATATGAAGATGGTTTTGCATTAAAGAATAACTTCTTTTTTACCCCGTTTATTTTTATACCTCAAGGAAATATACTTTATATTTACGATAATAATTTTAAATTATTAAGAGCTAATACCTATGAAAGTACTGCAAATATTTTAGATGTTCTTTATATTGAACAGAATAATAATTTTATTTTAGTATGTGATAATAAATTAATAAAAACTAATTACTTTGGTGAAATATTACTTGAAAGAACACCATTAGATCAACAAGGTGATAATATACTCATATCGGAAATTATTAAATCATATAAGAGTAGAACATTTTACGGTTATAATAATGTACTTATATTCACTAATGAATACATAACAGACGGGCCTATTATTAATTTAGACTTAAATAACTTAGTAGCTACACAAGATATAGCACTTAATTTTCAATTAGAATCTGATCCTTTTTCAGCGTCATATCAAAGTTTAATCCCGGAAAATTCTGGATATAGATTTTTAATTGGAAATACACCTAAAAAACTTAACGATGAAGTAGCTTGTTCGTTAGAAAATGTTAATAGATTTATTTCAACACAATTTATACCAGGTGAAGCGTTTCTCGGTACCCCACTATCAGCTATATTAAGCGGTGGAGTTATTGAAGATCGATCGTTCGATCAAGATTTTTTTACATTAATACAAGCATATTCAGCCACAAACCCAGCATTTGAACAGTTTTTTACCTTTAATCAAGATGGTAGAGCACGTATTATATTTGATGTACTAGAAGCATCACGATTCGAAGACCCTATTTTAGATTCTATTGATTCGGTAATTTATGATATCGAATCGGTTCAAAACCGCTTATTTGTACAATATTTTAATTTATCAGCAAGTAAAGGTTTTGTTCAAGAGTTTACACCAGAAAGGTTTAAACTATCTGCTTTTGAATTAAGTGATGATGTAGCTGAAGGCTATAAATTAGATTTTATAGAAGAAAATAATCAATTAAAAATCTTATCATTTGCAAGAGACTTATCTTCAAATATTGTGGTTGATAAAATAAATGCTACTACAGGTGTATTAGAAAAAACCTATTCATTACCAATCACCGGTATAGATGTATCTGAAAAGATGGTATATATTGCTAATGAAAATATACCAGGTACTATTTTTACAACATCACCAACTTTAAGTTCGATATATCTAAATGGTATATATATAAATAGAAGATTCAGTATACAAGATTATACTGATATAATTAATTTTAATGGGTCTTTAACTACAAAATTTGACGAACTTAGTAATAATATAACGCATATAAATCCCACAGGTTACTATGCAATTGATGAAAAATATAATTTATACCGAGATAAATTAGTATTTAAATTTAACCTTAATTCCTTATTAGATGTTAAAATATTAACTGAAGAATGGAATAAAGCAGGACCACCTCTTACTGCTAACGGATATAGTTCATTTAATTGGAATAACCCAGCAGAATCATTAAGTGCCTGGGACGGAATTACAGTGCCAATTAATTCTGAAGATATATCTAATGTAGAAATTATTTTTGAAGTACCTAATCTTGATATTAAAAACTATTTTAATTTAGATTTTGATCTTAATGGTGGTGTTATAAGACTCTACAATAATGGTATATTCATTGGAGATATTACTTTTCAACCAAATTTAATTCCAATAGATAAGATAATCTACCCGGAACTATTTATCAATACTCAAAATATACGCAATACTCCAATTGATAACATTGTTACAGATATATCTTACAATAGTAAAGGTGGTATATTAAAGAATTTAAAGATCCACAATACTTCTTTTGATACTAGTTTAATTAACTATTTAGAATTACAGACAAAATCAATCGATCCATTATATTTTAGAATACCTAGCGCTACAAGAAATAAAACAGAAGAAATTGATACTTTGTTTAATTACAATATACCAGGCAATGTTAGTAATTACATTAAAGTTAACATTAAAGATATTAGCATAAATAATGATGTTAAAGGTCAATTAAAAGATTATCTAGAACAAACAGTAAAGGTAATAACACCATCACAGCAAAAGTTAGTTTATAACGTAGATTAAAAATATTATGTCAGTTAATGAAATATCAACAAATTTTTATATAGGTCAAGATTTAATCAATCAGTCAAGTGATGAATATAAACAAATTACTGCGTCGAAAAAAATAGGTTTTGCAGACCTCGGAGACTTTGCATTCGATGGTGTATATTACACCGGTTACTTTAATTCTAAGGATGGCATTTTTTATAAAACAAAAGATTTACAACAAGATGAATTATCAATAGTTGAGAATATTAACACAGATATAATAAATTCGACGAAGTTTTTTGATAGATCTATCTTTAACCCATTGAACCCATCATATACATTGGATGATATAATTTTTAAACCTAATGAAATTATAAATAAAAATTCGATTAATTTTAAGTTAAATCTTTTATATGAAAATTTTATCGATCTTTATAGATTTAACAATATCAAAGATCCTTTAGTACCAGATACATTTGACGGATATGCTATATTATCAAGTACCGTTAACGGTACACAATGGGAATGGGTAGAATCAAATGTTAGATTTATATCTGGAAGTCTCGATCCTAGTTTAGTATCTTTATCAGGTTATAATAAGCAATTAGAATATACAGATAATTTAAATACCGTTACGATAGAAAGCACTAAATCTGCAGATGAGTATAGTTTATTTATTAGTACAAGTTCATATTTATTTACATATCAACTTGACAGAAATAATACAAAATTTGATCTTGTTTTAAGTGCTGATGGTTTAGGGCTTGATGAACAACTTAAATTTTTAAATATAACAAGTATTGCTGCAGATAAAAATAATAATGTTTTATATATTAATGATAGAGATAGACAACAAGTATTAAAAACTGATATTAAGACTATTGTTAATAAAGATAGAACTGGTGTTCGAAAAATTAAATTATTAGATACGATCGGCGGTGAAGGTAATTCAGATACTAACTTTAACGGTAATTCATACATAGAATATGGTAATAGAAATATTTTCGTTTTTGATGAAATCGATAACACTATTAAAAAGTTTAGTGATGAATTTGTGTTTAAAATAAAATATGCTAATACTAATTTTTTCACAGAAAATGAATTTATTAGTATGACATATAATAATACCTTTGACTTGTTATATGTTTTAACTAAAACATTTATTGTAATCGTTTTAGATGCTAATAATTTTAATGAGGTGGATAGATATACATTTACAAAAAATCCTTTTGAATTTCAAATACCATTAATACAAGCTTTTGAAGAACCGAGAAAGATAGTTTTTTCTGAAAACGATAGTAATATCTATTATCTACAAACAAATAAAAATATATACAAATATTTTGTAAATTCACAAAGTGAATTAATAGAAAGATTTACAATAGATGTAACTTTTGATTCCGTTAGTTTATGGAATACTGTTTTTGATAAATTTTCTGCATATAAAGTTGAATGGGATGATTTACCAGATTTTGATATTTTTACATTACCTCCAGGTGGTCTAAATATCATTGGTAGTAATGTAGAAAATAAAGATAAATTATTGCTATGGACTAATAGGAGAATAATGAGTTTCCAAGAAAATAATGATACTGTTTCTTTATTGAATACAAAAACACCTAATTTCTATAAAAAGAGTGAAATTTTTATAAATGATGAATTTTTTAATAATATTTCGTTAAATTCTACATTATATAGACACTTATATAATTTAAATCTTCTAAGCTCAAATTTAAATAAACAAATATTAGCAGAGTTTGATACTGTAGGTACGGTTACAGAAGGTTATTTGAGATTCAAAGACTTTATAGAAATGAGTTACGATGATAAAGAAGGTTTAAATTTAACTGATCAGAAGCAGTATTTTATTGGTATTAATGAAACGTTAAACGGTAACACGTTAAATAGAGTATTGATAAATATTTTTAATTACCAAAATAAATTAATAGATGTAATTAAAACAATTAGAAGAGGTGAAAGAATACCACCTTCTAAGACAGTTATATTAGATAAATAATATATATGGCTAGTATAACTGGATTAGGTGGCGAAATTATAGCATTTACTTACCCTGCTTTAATAAAAATAGCAGATAATGATATCTTACCGTTTACAATTGGTGGTGATAGAAACCAGCCTGCGGTAATTAGCAACCCTAATAGAACTAGTTGTCCAAATGCACTTGCACTTTTAACTGATGGTAATGGCCAGGCATCTTCATTAGGAATCGGTATACAAAATGCTGGAGCGAAAATAACCGGCCCTACAATAATTGATGGTCAAGATGGTAATTTTACAAATGGTAAATTGCTTGAAGTATGTAATGGTGGTGTGTATATAGAAGATCAGCTTACTGTAATTGCAGAATCTGGTATTAATACAATTTGTGGTGTGACAAATTTACATATTGCAAATTTTACATGCCCAGCTACATTTAATTCTAATGCTAACGTTTGTGGTAATATAACAGTTGAAGGTACAAGCACTCTTAAAGGAGGTGCGACAATTTGTAGTAATACAAGTGTTTATGGTAGTTTAAATGTTAATGGTACTATTAACGCGACCGGTGATATAACAGCGTTCTTTACTTCTGATAAAAGGTTAAAAAACAATATTATTAAAATTGATGATTCGAATAATATTATTAATAGTTTAAATGGTTATACATATGATTGGGATGAAAAGTCTGGTAAAACAGGTGAAGGTGTTGGTGTTATAGCACAAGAAGTTAAAGAATTAATACCATCAGCGGTTAGAGAAAATGAAGATGGTTATTTATCGGTAGATTATTTAAAATTGATACCATACCTAATTGAAGAAGTTAAAAGTTTAAATAATAGAATTAAAACATTGGAAGGTAAATAATGGCTAGTTTATTAGGAAAAAATATTAATGAAACGTATGAAGGGTTACTAAAAACTTTTGATAATAATTCTCTATCTACATCTAATAGAATAACAGATGGTTTAGGTAATAACACTGCATTAAGTTTAGGTACAACATCAAATGCATCTTCATTCGATAGTTCATTAACAGTCGGTACAGCATTGTTAGTTTGTAGTGATATAACAACAAATAATAATATTTGTGTTAAAGGTAGTGCTACGGTAGATAATAATTTAAATGTTACCGGTGATACAATAACTGGAGGGTTGACCGGGACTAATTTTCGATTGAATGGTACAGGTGTATTTAACGGTGCAATAAGTTTTAATAATACCATTAACGTTGCTGGGATTTCAAATTTAGCGGATACTAATATTACCGGTGATACCAGTATAAACGGAGATTTAACTGTAACCGGTACTATTAGATCTACAGAGGATATTATAGCATTCAGTACATCTGATAATCGATTAAAGGATAATTTATTACCTATTGAATCTACTAATTATATTAATAGTTTAACCGGTTATGAGTTTGATTGGAATGAAAGATCAAAAAGATCAGGTAAAGGAAAAGGTATTATTGCACAGGATCTTTATAAAATAGATAAGACTTTAGTTCATGAAACTAATGACGGTTATCTTTCAGTGGACTATATCGGTCTAATACCTGTATTAATTGAAGAGGTAAAGAGATTAGGTAAAGAGGTAAAAGAACTTAAAAAATTATAGCATTTTTTAAGTAGTAAAATCATCATTTAAATTACTATTAGTAAACCCTGGTCCTACTACATTATTGAGTGCTAGGGTACCACTCTGTTCTCTGTTGTCGTCAACAACTCCATTTAGAAAAAATGCATCAATAATAACAGACTGCTTAAAAGGAAATCTAATATCGGTCACGTCTAGGTTTTGTATTGTACTCAATATATATGAATTTTGTTTATATACATCTGACATAACATCATTACCAGCCATGCTTGTATCTTCAAAATATACAACTGCAAAAAATCGAGAGTTATTTTCTGTTAACCCGGGAATATAGATAGTTGAATCAGTAGCAGTTAAACAAGCATACGTTGAACCTATACCTAGATTTCTGAATGTATATCCACCACTAACATAATGGTAACTGCTCGAACTATCCATACTATCTAATGATGACAATGTTTTACTATCATTAAACATTTGTTGTCGAAAAACAGTAGAAGTATCACCAGTAGTAGAAGATAATAATGCTATTTTTAAATCAGTTAACATATTAGATGTAACAGTACTGTCGAAAATTGGTAATTTTGTAAAACTTTGTGGGAAGGTGTCAGCATAGTTAGTAGAAGTTGACCCTCCAAGTATCTTATAACGGGCTGCGACTTGATTATACCGATTTTTAAATTGAAGTTTTGACATTCCCCCAACTCTATAATCAATATTAACAGGGGCTGAATTTAATGCTGAATATGTGATGGGATCAGCATCCTGGTAAAGAAAAATCATACCTATAACGTCATCGTTATCAGTAGTATCTATTACTGCTGCTTGCTTGCCAATAGGTGTATCACCACCTGCAACAAAGTCCATGGTATCAATATTTACCTGCCCTCTAACTAACAGTTCGTTAGAATATGGTATATAATTTAACGAAAAATCATCAATCGAGTATTCAGGTAAATTTGTATTAGCAGAAGAACGATACGTATTTACGTTAGATGTTGTAAACGTATTATTAGTTATTCCTGTCGCTAGCACAGCAACTTTTACATCAGTTGATATATGTAGAGTACCTTCGATAAATTTTTTATATCCACTTTTAGTTAGAGCAATCATAATATTATTTAATAAATTACAATTAATTTAAGGTGCAATAGTACTGTTATCTAAAGTTGATGCATATTTTTCAACGATATCTGGTGCAATAGTACTGTTATCTAAAGTAAATGCATATTTTTTAACGATATCTGGTACTAAAGTACTATTATCTAAAGTAAATGCATATTTCACTGCCACCGGTGGTGCTAAAGTACTGTTATCTAAAGTAAATGCATATTTTTTAACGATATCTTCTGGTGCAATAGTACTGTTATCTAAAGTAAATGCATATTTTTTAACGATATCTTCTGGTGCAATAGTACTGTTATCTAAAGTTGATGCATATTTTTCAACGATATCTGGTGCAATAGTACTGTTATCTAAAGTAAATGCATATTTTTTAACGATATCTTCTGGTGCAATAGTACTGTTATCTAAAGTTGATGCATATAATTGAGTAGTAGGCATAGGAGGCCCTAATCCAGCAATAGAAAAGTTATTTAAAGTTGATGCATATGTTGTTGATGAACCTGTAGTTATTACACCACTAAGGGAAAAATTATCTAAAGTTGATGCATATGATAATACTAGGGACTGTGAAGTATCTCTTATTAATAGATTATAACTACTTCTACCATTATCGAGGGTCAAGGTTAATAATTCATCACCTTCAGTATGTAAATCTTCTGCTATATTTAAAGTTATAAACGATGTATTATCATTTATAGTGAAATGACCTGTTAAACTTTCTTCAATATCTAACTCATCAACCCCTGTAATGGTATATGGTATGATTGTACCATCTTCAACATTTTGCGTATCCAAACTAATTACAGCAGAACCACCTTCATTAACTTCTCTTTTATTTCCTGATAGACTAAAAAAGGGTTCTAGAAAAAAAAACTTGGTTCGTAATAATGAAATGTTCCAAACCCAGATGTACCTAAAAGAAATGTATCAGCAGCAGAAGTAGTCGATACCTGCAATTGACCTGATATAAGTTTACCGTAAATAAAATCACTACTGGTTTCTACACCATCTATTACTTTGAAATTTGAATCAGGTGAAGTAAAGAAAAAACTTCTATTTTTGTATTGAAAGTCCTTACTATTTAAATACTCACTTTCTAATTGTAGGGGTGAAATATTACCTTTAACACTTAAATCTATTTTATAATTATTAGCAGATAATGCTCTAGATGTGTTTAATGTGTTAAATCTAGTAATAAAAAATTTTACCGTGCCTTCACTTTCATTTTGTTGAGTATTATCTTGAGATATAAAAATTTTATCAGGTACCGGGTCTTTTACATTTAGCATGTAATTATCTTGCGACTTAAAAAGATAACCAGCGCTCGAAGTTACAACTAGCGTTATGGGGAAATTACCGGATGTTTTATATTCATGAAATGCAGATAAATCATTTTCAACTATAGTACCGTCGCCAAAGTCTATAAAAAAGTCAGTATCAGAAATAGTAGGATCAGCAGTTAAAAAATTTGGTACAGCATAAATTCCTCCTAATTTACCTGAATAAATACAATTACCTGTGATAGAGGTAGATGATGTATTAGATAAAGCTAGATTGAAATTTCTATCATATATATCCAAAGGTACTGCAATACCTGATAATGCGCTGTAGTCTTTATTGAAACTGTACGACATATTATGAATTCTCTATAATAATATTAGATAATATTGATTTACCTTTTAAATACGGGTATTTAAAAAATGGTAATAATAAATCACTTGAAATTAATTCTATATCATTCTGTGGGTATATAGGGTTATATACAATTAGATTAATACCTTCGACTTCATTAACTGTTACTTTATTAGTGATTCTCCTTGTACGGATATCATCAACACCTCCAACACTAAAAATTTGATTACTTAATTCTTTTAAACTTACCAAATCACCGAGGTTTAAAGCTTCGAAATAATTTACAAATATATTATTAATTCTTTCTTTTAAAGCTTGGGTACTAGTATTACTTAAAACATCTCTTTTTATTACTAAAAATGATTCTTCAGATATATCTTTAGTAATTGTTTCTGATGGTTCACCGGTTCTTACACCTAAACTGAATGATGTATAAACAGGGTCAACAGGTACAATATTTACATTAGCCTGTTGCTGATCTTGAAAAGAATTAACTATAGATGATTTTTGAGATGTCGATACATAATTAAGATTATCATTAACATCAACATTGTTAAATTTCGATACTAAAAATAAATAAACATTATTTGCTTGATTGATAGAATTGAAATTAACTTGGTTAAATAAAACCCTACCATCGTCATTTGGTTTATTTAAACCGATATTCAAGAAATAATTTAAATAACTATCAACGTAATCATCATTATTAACAACATTGAAGGATTTAAGGATTTGGGAAAAATTAGTTTCAAGAAAATTATTATAATCTTTTAGCGTAATAATTCTATTTTGAAGTTGAAAGTTTTTTGAAGCATTATTTCTAATACTTTCAACGTCTTCCTTTTCTACAGGGTCAGTCGATTGTAATGTATTTGAAAAACTTAAAAAAGGTATCTGATTAACTGTAATAAAATTAAAAGTATTATTGTAAATGTCATTACTAATTTGTGTAAATCTTGGTGTAGTATAAAAATTTATATTATTACCATCTAAAACACCAGGTGAAATAACCCCAATATTACCCGAGCTTTGAATATAGTATATTAAAATACTATCACCTTCATTTAATTTTTTACCGAAAACACCATTACCGAATTTAAATTCATAAACACCGTTTTCATTCAATCTTTTTTCATAAACTGTAGAGTCTGGACCTTCTAAAAATAAACTAGAAGTTTCAGTAAATTCTACTACCTTACCGGTATTAACATCTTGAATATAAACGTCAATTGAATCACTATCAATGTTTATTTCAACATTATCATCACTGCTTCTTACAGCTAATGGTACAGATTCAAAATCTTCTCCTAATGCAAATACCTGTGGGTATTCAATATACTGACCTTCTCTTAAAATATTTTCACTAGAAAAATTTTGCAATGCTTGATCACCCGCAACTGTCTTATTAAAAGTACTATCATTTATAAATGAGTAATAAACTCCACCAGCAACAAAATAACTATACCTTTTAATTGTATATGCATCTACTGGCAATTCACTGCTCGCAGTCATATCAAAAGAAAGTAATGATGTTTGAAAACCTTTTGGTTTATAATCAATCAACTTAACGATTCTATTCATATTTTCATATATGCTAGTATCGGTAAATGTAGTTTCAGCTGAAGTCTGGTTTAGATAAAAAAGTAACAAGTGGTAGCTATATGCAATAACGTCAATAATAGATGACATATTACTACCCTCAAATGACTGGTCAGTATATATACCTCCCTGGTTAAGTCTTGTTTGAATTAATTCTTTCAGTGATTTTGCATCAAAAGCAGCGTATCCGTCCCTTGATAAAGTAAAATCGGTTAAATTTTTTAATGCCATAATTATATTTAATTAATAACTATAAAAACCAGATTTGTTCAAACGACCTTTTAAGTTGAGAGGGTTATTGTTAAACTCTGGTATATTAATTTCAATGTTTAATTCGTATTCTTGGTTTTCGATATCAGCAACAACTTCAATAAATGTAATTTGTATTCTTGGCTCAAAACCTACAAATGTATTGTTTATCGTTTCACCGATAACTGTAGCTCTTGCTTTAGATACCGGTAAGAAAAGAAGATCACCAAAATTCATACCAAATTCTGGATTTAATATTTTTTGACCAGGGAATGTAGTAATTAAATTTATTAATGAATTTTTAATTGCTTCAAAATTTACTGATGTATTTAAATCTTTTAAATTTTCTGGACTTGCAGCATTATCACCTCTAACTATACCTACGTTAACATTTAAATCAATATCTTTATAAATAATATCTTCTCTTTGATCCCTAACAGGTTCTAAAATGTTTAGTTTAATAGGCATGGTTATATATATATTTATCTAAGAAGTTAATAAATGCCAAAAGTCGACCACCGGCATCACTACGGCTAGCCGCAGTCCGGCTTCGGCTTTTCGGTCAGCAGTTTGATTTTTGTGTAAGGTTTATCTAGGTCGGGCTGAAAGATGAAGTAGATGTTATGCTGTAACTTGTTTGGGAAGATGCGCATATCTTTGAGTTCGTCACTCGAGGTCGCCAGCCGGACGCGAAGATTGCCGAAATCTTCATCTTGGGCCTGATAGTCAACGATGCCGAATGGTTCGATTGTTGC